CGCGAAGGTTGGCAACACCGTCAACTATCGGCTGCCCCCGCTGTTCATGGTGTCGGACGGTCAGGCGCTGGACGTGCAGAACATCCAGAACCGATCGGTGCCGATCACCCTGACCAACCAGAAGCACGTGGACATGGGTTGGTCCACGTGGCAGGAGACGACTGAGCTGAACACGGCGATGGAGGAGACGAAGGCCGCGGGCAACGCCCTGGCGTCCGTCATCGACGCGCTGGCGTTCTCGACGGTCTACAAGGACGTGTACAACGCCGTCGGCACGCTGGGCACGACACCCACGACCCGGCTGACGTACCTCACGGCTGGGCGCCTGCTGACGGACCTCGCCGTGACCAAGCAGGGTCGCAATGCGGTGCTGGATCCGGAAGCCGCGATCCAGATCGCGGACACCGTGGCGGCCATGTTCAACCCGCGTGAGGAGTCGTCCGAAGCCTTCCGTGAAGGGTTCATGGGTAAGGGGCTCGGACTCACGTTTTACGAAGACCAGAACGTGGCCACGTTCACGAGCGGAGCCGCTACCGGCGCAAGTACGCCCTTGGTGAACGGCGCGAACCAGACCGGCTCGAGCCTGATCACCGATGGCTGGTCCAGCTTCTCCGGAGTCAAGGGAGACACCTTCACTCTGGGAGGGGTGTTCTCGGTCAACCCGCTGAGCAAGAAGTCCACCGGACGGCTACAGCGCTTCGCGCTCACCGCGAACGTATCGGACACCGCGGGCGATGCCACTCTCAGCATCACGCCGTCGATCGTCACGTCGGGCGCGTACCAGAACGTGAGCAACAGCCCGGCCAACAACGCGGTGCTCACCTACTGGAACATGGCTGCGGGCGGAACGTTCGCCGCGACCGTGTCTCCGACGTCGATGGTATTCCATCCCGCGGCGTTCGCGTTCGTGACCGCGGACCTGGTCAAGCCGAACGGTGGCGCCAACGTCGAGCGGATCAGTTCTCCCGCTCGAGGAGTGGCGCTTCGTATGGCTGAGCAGTGGGACGTCCGCACCGACCAGAACATCACGCGCATCGACACGATCGTGGGCGCTGCGACGCTCGACGCTCGTTTCGCTGTTCGCGCGCAAGGGTAGGAGGGAGCCATGGCGCTGACGAGAACGACTCTCTCGAGTGCGGTGGGCGTGGATGACACGTCCATCGTCGTAGCTTCCGCGACCGGTTTCGCCACGGGACGTCTGCTCCGCATCGACCAGGAATTCCTGCAGGTGGCGCAGTCGTACAACGGCACGGCGACCACGATCCCGGTGCTGCGTGGCCGGGAAGGCTCGCTGACCTCGGCGCACGTGGTCACTGCGGGTGTCGTCGTGGGCACTCAGGCGGACGATTGGGACGAGCCCGGTACGGGCGTCCCGGTCGGCAACATCACTGCGGGCCGGCCTCGGATCATCGAGTCGATCACCGCCGACAACTCGACGGTGGTCCACACCCCGGCTGGGTCCGACCATGTCGTGATCCTGAACGGGACGGGCGTCATCAACCTGACGGTCCCGATCCCCACGACCGACATGGACGGTGACGAGCTGGTGATCGTGGGCAACGGCACGGCGGCGCACGTCGTGACGTTCACCGGTGGTGTCGGGGGCGAGGGCGCGAGCTACGACGTGCTCACGTTCAACAGCGGGGGCCCGGTGGCTGTGCGCTTCATCGCGTGCAACGCCGTGTGGCTCGCGTACACACAGCCCGCATGGACGGGCACCGTGACCAACTTGGTCGCGGGCATCGCGTGAGGGTGGCCATGAGCAACTTCATCACCCGACTCCGGCGCTCGCTCGTCTTCGCGCTGACGCTGGCTGCGCTGTCGAGCGGCATCCTTCTCGCGGCTGTGGCGCGGACCCTGCCGACGTTCACGGCGGACGGCTCCGCAGCAGCCACTCCCACGCGTACCGGCTCCTATGGGGAGGCCTACACCCTCCCCCTGGGCGCGGGCAAGATGTACGCCTACGCCGACGAGGGATCGTACTACTGCACCTACAACGTGACGGACGGGACGGGGATCGCGGGCCATGCGGCTCCGGTGCAAGCGGATCTCTCGACCAAGCCGCTGCTGCACGTCTTCAACGCGAGCACGACCAAACGGCTCTATCCCGACTTCGTTCGGATCCGCATGACGGCGATCGGCGCCGGATCAAGCACAACCGACTTCACCTTGTGGGCTGACAACAACGGGTCTACCGTCAAGACGTCGGGTGGGACCGTGGCAACCGTCGTCAATACGCTTGTCGGTGGCGCGGCTGACGGCGACTCCATCGTGAGCTTCGGTGCGGTTGTGGCAACCGCCGCAGCGACCGAGAAGAGGCTCGATCATCAGCGTCTGCGGTCCACGGTGTCTGTGGTCGAGGACCAGTACTTCTTCGGCTTCGGCAACACCGGGTACGGTCCACCCACGGGCGGGGTCACGATGGCGGGTACCGCTGTCGTCGGGCTGAACGTCCACTTTCCTCCTGTCGTTGTCCCGCCAGGCGGGAACTTCAAGCTGGTGAAGTGGGCGACGTCGCAGTCCGGAGCGGATTCGTACGAGTACACACTCTGCTATGCCCGGCGGTAACTGATGGGCAAGGCTCAGGCGTCCGACGTCGAGTATCCCAAGGTGTTGGACACTCGGCTCGGAACGGTCGTCGTGTTGAACGCCAAGCAAGAGGCGGCCATCATCGGCCGGCATGCGAAACTGCGGCTGGTCAAAGCCGCAACGGGTGATACGGTCGTATACGAAGGCGAGAAGGCGGAGGGCGAGAAGTAGATGGGCAACCTCGTCACGCTGTCGAGCACGACGCTGATTTCCCCGCTCGGGCGGGAGGATGGCGAAGCCTATGTCGCCAGCGTCGCCGGCCTGTCGGACGGCACGCGGCTGTACATCGACCGTGAGTCGGTAGCGGTGATCGGCAACCCACTGGCGAACCCTGTCCGGCTCCGCCGTGGCCAGGACGGAACTGGAGCCGAGCTGCACCCGAACGGCGCAACGGCTTGGATCGCGCAGCCGGACCAGCTCTACTCGCGCGATCCGGCAGGACTGCCGCCGACCGAGCTGTTGGTGTCTCCGTGGATCAACGTGCTCACGGGCGCTGTGTGGTTTGCGCAGGGCGATGCTGTGGGGCCCGGGGCATCCACGACCCTGCGGAGGTGGACGAAGCAAGAGACGACGTACACGGTGGGCGCCCTGGGTGTCGAGACGATCACGCAGGCGCCCACAGCATCCACGTAGGGAGGACTCATGGACAGGGTGTTCGACCTCAACCCAGCCAACGATCCGGCGCCGGATCAGATCCCGTCGTTCCGCTATCCGGATCTGAGTCCGTACGCTCAGGAGATGCGGGGTTGGGAGACGCGGAACCGAATCCCCGGGTACGACCCGAAGAACCACCCGTACCCGCGCATGCTGTACCGGGCGTCGCGACACCTGAACGCCGAGGGCGTTCCGGTCGGGAAGCTACTGGTGATCGACCCTGAGGACGAAGCGTTCTCGCGACGCAACTACTTCACCGTGGCGAGCGAGCAGGAGCACCGTCGGGCACTCGCCGAAGGCTGGTCTGACAGCGTGGAGGACGCACTGAAGCGCGCCACTCGCGACGAAGACAGCCTCTCGGTGGCCGCCGCGCACAGGCTGTACGAGGACAAGCGCCTGAGCGAGACGGCGCGCGCCGAGGCGCGAGCAGCGGACGAGGAAGCGTTCGAGCATCTGCCCGAGATCCCGGAGCAGCCGAAGACAAAGCGGAAGGCTAAGCAGTCGTAGGCTCATGTGGCCGTCAGCACTGTCGCCGACATCTGCCGTGGGGCGCTACAGGCGCTAGGCGTCCTCGCGTCGGGCGAGGTGATGTCTGCAGCCGACGGCGACCTGGCACTCGAGCTACTCAACGGCCTTCTGGATCAGTGGGCGGCTGACAACCGTGCCATCTACTTCAGCACCCGCACCGTCAAAGCGATCACGCCGAGTGACGGGAGCTACACGGTGGGCGCAGGGGGCGATGTGGACATCGTGCGCCCTGTGTTCCTGGACGATGTCCGGCTCATCGACACGGCGCCGACTCCGGACCTCGAGACACCTCTCCTCCAACTGACTGACGCTGCATATCGGGAGTGGCCGAACAAGGCGCTGGAAAACACCATGCCTCAAGCGTGGTGGTATAACCCGACGTTCAGCACCGCGCGCGGTACGCTCGAGTTGTTGCCGATTCCGACGGGGACGACGCTCCAGTTTGCCCTGTACTCGCCGACTGCGGTTGCCAGGCAAGCTGCGCTGACGAGCGCGTTCAGCTTGCCGCCCGGTTATGAGCGGATGCTGCGCACCAACCTGGCTGTCGAGCTCGCGGCTCCGTTTGAGAGCCAGGTGTCCGCTGGCCTCGCCAAGGCTGCAGCCGAGAGCATGGGAGTGGTCAAGCGCGCCAACGCTCGGCCGGCAGAGTTGAAGCTCGACCCTGCGGCGCTGATCGGCGTCGGTCACAGCCGATGGTCGATCTACACGGACCAAGGCTGATGGAGTTCCCGAGTTTCCTGGGCCCGTCGAATGTGGCACAGGCTCCCAACCTCGACCAACAGCGGCTCATGAATTGGTACCTTGAGCGCGCTGAGAGCCCCGGGGCGACTGCGCGTTGGTCGTGCAATCCGACTCCCGGTGTGGAGTTGATCGCGACTGACCAGGGCTCTCCTGGCCGAGCGCACATCTTCGATCCGCAGACCCAGCGGGAGTTCGCCGTGCAGGGTACGCGGTTTAACGAGATCGCCGAAAACGGGGCGATCACCAACCGCGGGACGGTTGCGATCGACGGGAACCCCGCCACCATCTCACTCAACACCGTGGGTGAGTTGCTCATCACGAGCGGCCGTAACGCGTACACGTTCATTCTCAGCACGAACACGTTTGCGGCTGTTGCGGCGCTAGCGGGGCTTGCGACGATGGGCGACACGCTCGACGGTTACGGGCTCGTCCTCGACGATGCGACGTCGACGGTGCGCATTTCCGACCTGCTCGACTTCGCGACTTGGGATCCGACGCAGTTCATTCGGCGTAGCAAGGCAGCCGATCCGCTTCGCGCGATCCGTGCGGCGAACGGGTATTTGTACTTGATGGGCGCGCAGACCGGAGAAGCCTGGTACAACGCCGGCGAGTCTCCGATTCCGTTCGTGTTCCATCCGTCGGGATTGATGCCGTACGGGATAGCGGCTCCGTTCTCAGCCGAGATCGTGGGAGCCACACTCGTGTGGGTGGCCGCTACAGCCAACGGTCAGGGCGTGGTTGTACGGACTCCGGGACTCGCAGTCGAGATCGTCAGTACTGTGGCGCTCGCGAATACGTTGAACGGGTACGCCAGTCTCGATGACGGCATCGGCGACAGCTACGAGGACAGGGGCCACACGTTTTACTTGCTCTCCCTGGGTACGGCGAACGCGACATGGGTACACGATGCGGCGCTGCCGGCGAGTGTAGCGTGGCACGAGCGAGGGACGTGGATCGCGGAAATGTCGAGGTTCGACGCGTGGCGATCTGCGTTTCATGCGTTTGCGTTCGGCGAACACCGCATGCTTGACCGCACGTCGGGAGCCGTCTATCGCATGGGACCGTCGTTTGGGGTGGACGCGGGAGATCGGCCCATTCGGCGCGTGCGTAGATCTCCAGCACTCGTGAGCGAGAATCGGTTGCTGTACTATCCGGCGTTCGAGCTTGACCTCGAGTCCGGTCTCGGCGTGACGGGTACTGGCCAGGGATCCAACCCGCAGGTGATGCTGCGGATGAGCAACGACAACGGCAAGACGTGGGGATTCGAGGTCGTGCGCTCGGCCGGAAAACTCGGCGAGTACGAGACTCGAGTGCGGTGGCTCCGTTGTGGAGCTGCGCGGCGCCGGGTGTTTGAGGTTTCCGTCACCGACCCGATTCCTTGGCGCCTGACCAACGCCTACTTGCCCGGGTTCGAGCGCGCCAACCCTGGAATCGGGAGGGCGGCATAAATGCCACTTCTTCCCGTTCCGATGCCGGTGGCCGATGCGCTCGTGAGCAGGCTCGGGTTCATCACCGAGACCTGGATCAAGTACTTCACCAACCAGACCCAGGAGATCGTGCAGGCTGCGCGGGTACTCACGAGCAAGAGCTTGCTGGATCAGAGCGCGTCCATCGGTACGACTCCATTCGACGTGACGAGCGTGCCGGCAGGGATCTACCGGCTGGCGTACTACGCGCAGGTCGTCCAGGCGGCAACCGTGTCGAGCAGTCTGATCGTGACGTTCCTGTGGACCAACCGGGGGGCGTCGCTGTCGCTCGCCGGG